GTCTTGTTAAAAATACTCCATCTATCTGCTGGTCGTTGAATTATCTCACCGTGTTGTATATTATTTTTAACAATACGATGCCAGTGTTTCCAACCATGCGGGTTCGATGAAGTAGCTTCGTTTCCAAAATATCCAGTATCTACATAATAGAAATCTCTGCCATCGTCCCAGCAGCGTTTCATAATTTTATGTTTTAAGATACCTCTTAGTACAATAGGTCTGTCTGAATTTTCATAAACAAAGTCGTCAGTAGATACAATCTTGCCGCCACACGATCTAGCTAACTTTTCTATGTATTCGTCTTCACCGTCTTTACTGAGAAAAATCCAATCTTTCATTTTCGTTCAATGTCTACTTCAACACAATTTTCACCGTATTGAATTTCTACAAGTTTTAATGGCATATCTGTTTCATTGGCTAGCATATGCCATTGTGTCTTAGGAATATGCAGAGCTTGATGTTTAGTATATGTTCCTAACAGATCTTGATCAGTACTGCTATCAAGTGTGTATACACTGGCTGTACCTTCAACCACAAACCAATGTTCTGCACGATGTTGATGTCGTTGCATCGACAATGTTTTTCCAGGTTCTACAGTAAGTTCTTTTACTTTGACTTCTTTTCCATCTTCATGTAGCACTCTATAATATCCCCACTGGCGTTCAGTCTTAGGAGCCTTCCATTCAGTAAGGATCCAACTGGAGCTGTTTTTCTTGTTTTCTCCGCCCACGCCAAACACAAACTCAATATCATCAAACACCATCTCAGGAATGTTTTCCTGAGTCCTGTCTCCTCCGTTGGCAAAAACAATTTCTGCTTCTGGATATCGCATACGAGTTAGACGAATAGCGTCTGAACTAGAACCGTCGTCATCGTTGTACACAATCACTTCGTCTACTATGCCAAGGGCGCTGACCAACGCAAATCGTTCCTGCAAAGGCATGAACGGCCGACCTTTTTTACGGGTAAGCCATTCGTCTGAATTTAGGCCAACAACTAATCGATTGCCTAATTCTTTTGCTGCTTTGAAATAGGCAATGTGCCCACTGTGTAAAGGGTCAAAGCCCCCTGTGACTAATACTACTTTGCTCATGCAGATATTTATCTGCGTATATAACTGATAATTCTAGATCTTGGTTTTCCAATAGTTAGAATTCTTCAACCAATCATAATAAATTTCAAAACCTTCATCGATATCAACTTTGGGATCAAATCCAAAATCTAGCCATGCTTTGGTACTGTTTAATGCACCTCTACTAGGAAAGTCTGCATCTTTTTCTTTTACTTCTACTGTACCTTTGCCTGCTAGTTTAACTGCTAATTTTGCAGCAGACAGTAATGTTTTACTGTGACTTTTAGTTATATTGTAAGTGTTATTTGCAGCGTTTTCTGAAAGAGTAGCATCTACAATACCATTGGCAGCATCGTCTACATAGGTAAAGTCTAATGTTTCATTAATGCCATTTACTTTAAGAACGCCGCCACGCATAGCAGTTAACAAGAATTTACTAATGACTCTATCTTCTACATCAAGTGGGCCGTATACTGCACTTGGACGGAAAATAGTATGCTCTATCCCGTATTTGCGACTATAATCCTTAACTAGCCATTCGCCAGCAAGTTTCATAATACCATACTGTCCTTGTGGATTACACACAGCATCTTCTTTAACAAAGTCTGTAAAATCTCCATAGACCATACTAGAACTAGTGTACATAAATCTCTTTACATTATGCTTTACACTCAGTTCTAATATGTTAAGCAGTCCTTCACTCATAGTACGTGAACCGAGTGCAGGATTTGCATTTACTACTTTTTGTCTTGGAAAACTTGCAAGATGTATTACTGTATCAAACTTATATTTTGAAAATAGTTGGTCCATGCCACTAGGATCACATATATCAGTATGATATACTTTGCTTGATTTTATTTTTTTAGAACGCTCGTACAAAAGATAGTCTAATTCTAGTTGTGGAATAATACCATAATTAGTCTGAGTATCTGTAATTACAACATCATGTCCTTGAGCTTCTAGTTTACTTACTACATTGTGGCCTATAAGTCCTTGACCACCAGTCACTAGGATGTTCATAACGATGCGTCCTCTAATCCTGCCACCCGCAATTTTACAATATTACTAAGGTGCCATTGTTTCTGATCTAATGCTTTAATTATACCCAGCCACTTATTACGCAATAACGCAAAGTCATTGATAATTTTCTCAAAGTCTACAACGTCGGCTTCACCTTCTACGAACTTTTCACAGTCCCTAGAAGATAAAGCACGTTGATAGCTTTCGAGGTATTTACGAAAGTGTTGACTACGAAGCCTACGCAGTTCAATGTTAAGATACTCTAGAACTGCTTCGATTTCTTGAAGTTGATTAAATCGATTCTCTACAATGCCAGGCATTTGCGAACTCGCCTTCTCGATGCTTCCCGCTATACGGACATCTTGTTTTGCAGAAATTAATTCTGCTTCATAATAGGCCACGGCAGAAGGGATATTACTAATATCCTTAGATACACGATCATACCAATTCATTTAGTCCTCTTCTTCATCCTCGTATTCGTCATCGTCATTCATTCGATCTCCGTCGAGAGCGTAATCAATAGCAGTGTCGAGATACCCGTCTACACCTAAAAGTCCATCTAAGACAGACTCGCGAATCCCGTGGTCAATCAGGACATTTACAAAATCTGCTGCGACAGTTGCTTTTTGTTTTTCTGGAATAGTCTCAACTACAACTGACCATAAGTCAGCAATTATATCTTCTTTCATTCAGTGGTCTCCGTTTCAGGTTCGATAATAGTAGTTATCACTGATTCGGGTTTTTCTCTCTGATTCATAATGTCTGCCATTGCAATGTCAAGTCCGTCTTTTTCATTACGTTCCCAAGCCTTGCGAAACTGCTTAATTACTTCACCGTCTGATGTTGTATATACTAAACTATTTCCTTCTTTCTTGAGCATACCTTTAGCTTCACACAAGTCGACTAGTCCACTATATGGATTCATACCTGTTTCATAAGGAATCTTAACCTGTACACTTTCAAACGGTTTAGCATAACGTGTTTTCATAACCTTACACGCTGCACGAATACCTTTTACTTCTGAAATTTTATTGCCGTCTTCATCTTCTTTTAACTTCAACTTTTTCATTGCAACAACAATAGAACTTGCATAGATAAAGCCTGAGCCACCGCTGATCTTGTCATCCGGATCAAACATATCTTGACTAGCGTATGTATGATTAGTACAAACTAGCCCGATGTTATGAGAGCCAAACATGTTAACGCAATTACGAACAAGTGCGGTTAGTGCTTTAGGCTTACGGCCCATGTCACCTTTCAAATCGCCTGCCTGAAACTGGTTAACGTCTGTGGGCGTTAACAACATACCCAATGAGTCAATAACAAACAGAATCTTTGGTTTATCTTCATCTGGCATTGTTTTATATTCTGCAACAAATTCCGTAATGGTCTTTGCTACATCGTCAATCATAGCCATATTAAGTTTCAACAACTTGTCTGGGCTTGTATCAACATCAAGTGCATGTAGCCACTTTTCATCAAGTGCGTTTTCAGTATCGATCAAAATAGGATAGATACCTTGCTTTTGTGCATTTGCTACTAGATTGCCTGCACAGATAAACGATTTACCTGCGCCTGATTCGCCTGCAAACACAGTGACTTTGCCTAACGGAATCCCTTTATTAAAGTCGCCGCTAATAAGGTAATTCAATGCGAAGTTGTTTGTGCTGACCCAGTCAGTTGGGTCGTTAAAACCAATACTTAAACCCTCGATAGATTTAGTAATAGTCTTTCTAAATTTACTGATATCAAATGCTTTTGCCATATTTTTCTCCTGTGCAAAACGATACCCGGGCGTAGTGCTATGCTACTAGAGGCCCGGGCCGTATTAATTACTCTGCTTTATTGCGATTGCGAATCATTGCAAGAATGTCTTGCGCACGACTTGCACCATCGCCGCTTGCGGCTTCTGCTTTAGGAGCAGGCGCTGCTGTTGGCGTATTGTCAACTTCTACAGGAGCAACAGATGCTAGTGCTATTGGTGCGCTTGCAACTGGAGTACTAGTTCTTGGAGTGTATGGCTTGTTTGGATCACCAGTGTTTGAATTCATTCCTGCTGGCTTGTAATACTGACCCCAACGTTCCATGTCATATGCTTCACCATCTACTGATGCTTCAAACATTTCTTTCATAACTTTGAGTTCAACGTCAGTGGGTTTCTTTGGAAGGAAATCACTCATGTTAAACAATCCGTGAGTGTCAAT